CAAAATGCCTTAGACGCATACGGAAGCTCAAGCTCTGCATATAGCGACCTAGATGATTATCTGATGCAACGCCCAGTCTATGACCGTGGCACAAGAGCTGCACCAAGATCCCCTACAATGTCTACGCTTCAATCTATTCAGCCTAGCGCAGAAGACATGGTTGCACGTCAATATGAGAAGTTGATGGCAGAAAACCAAGCTACTGATGAAGCAAGCAGTTTGGCGAGGCAGGCGGAGATAGACGAGCTTAGGGCGCTACTTCAAGAAGATTTGTCTTCTTCAGAAGACGCAGCCTTGGCTCAACGATCAGAGATTACAAGGGTTTTGGAAGGCAAAATTCAAGAGCTTATGTCTGGCGTTGACACAGAAACTGGCGAGCTACGGCAGTCTGGCTTAGAGGAAAGAGCTAACTTATTAGAACAAATTACTGCGCTCCAAGATCAAATTGAAGCGTTAGAAGGCGCTGGCTTGATGCAGTCCGATTTAGACCAAGCACTTGCTGGTCAGGGTCAAACAATAGCTGACTTGCAAGCATCTCAGTTAACCGAAGATATGATTGCCCAACAAAGACAAGCGGCACTTGACCCAATACAAGCTCAGATTGACGCTTTGAAGAGCAGTATGCCTACCCAACAAAACATTGACGTTGACGCTTTACGCAAACAGATTACAGACGAGGTTCTGGCTGGAATGCCCAAGCCTGCTGCAACACCTGCACCTGCTGCAACACCTGCACCTGTAACAACTGGATCTCAAGAGGGTCAGTTTAACGTGTCTGTTGAGCCAGAGGCGGCTCAGTTTGACCCATATGTTGGTGTGAATTTTGATCCGGGCATTGGTCAAGAAAGCGGCGGTCAACCCGTCAATATGTATGGAGGAATGTGATGGCAACACCTAAAAACGTGGCAAACCCAAAGCTCTATGCCAAGGCAAAGGCTAAGGCTAAGGCCAAATTTGACGTATACCCCAGCGCATACGCTAACGGCTACATGGTTCAAGAATACAAACGCATGGGCGGAAAATATAAAGGCGCTACTGGCGGCGAGGTGAGCTTAGATCCGAAGAAAAGCGATCTTGATAATGACGGCAAGCTAAGCCGTTACGAGCGTAAGCGCGGCACCGCTATCGCCAAGAGTATGGCAAAGAAAATGAATATGGGCGGAACCGTTATGGTTCAAGGGCGCGGCTGCGGAGCTATGATGGAAAGCAAGCGCAAAAAGACGCGAGTCCCAAGTGCGTAAGAAGAAGCGAGGGCTAGACGATTGGTTCGGCTCAGAAAAATGGGTCGATATTTCAGCGCCCAAAAAAGGTGGTGGGTTCAAAGCCTGTGGGCGTGACAGCGCAAAAGACTCTAGTCGCGGATACCCGAAATGCGTACCATCGGCTAAAGCTTCTAGCATGAGCAAAGAGCAAATTGCTTCAGCAGTAAAAAGAAAGAGATCTAAAAAACAAGGCGTTGGCGGGAAGCCGACAAACGTCAAAACATTTGCAAGAGACGGCGGTGAAATTATGAAGAGCAAGATGAGCACTAAAGGCGGAGCAATGGGCGGTAAGAAAGGCATGATGATGCCTACTCGCATGAAGAAAGGCGGCTCAGCCAAAGGCGGCATGATGAAGACCAAGGGTTACGCCAAAGGCGGTGCTGCAAAAAGCACAGCGCCATCATCAAAGAATAGCGGCTTATATGGTCGCAGGTAGTGCCTTACCTTCAGAGTAATATCCCGCACTTCAAGTGCTGGGTTAGGAAGGAATACACGCACAACCATGAGCAATACCACGGCGAGTTTATTCACGCTATGGCTATTGCGGTCACTACAATGCCTGCGCGTTGCTTGTCGTTTCAGTTAATTTTTACAGGCGCTGAAACCTACGACGATGATGACACTCCAAACGTGCATGGCGGTGCGATGTGGGCAAGAATGCCGATTACTGCGCTGGTTGGCGATACACCGTTTGAGGAATGGCCTGAGCCAATGCCTGTTTGGGCGGCTCAACCTTGGGACTGTAGCTCGCACACTCATGCGGTGTATGTTTTAGATCGAGCAACACCAACGCCTTGGCTTGCTATGATCGACGGCGAAATGTACCCAGCAAAGTATATGTTTACTGTGGATTACTCCGAAAACGAGATTGCAGATGACCCAGCGCAACACAAACAAAGCCATGTTTTGGAGCTTCTTGACGCTGGGAAGTGGACTGGAAATATTGTGGCATTGCCAAACAATCGGGTAAGAGTCACCCACCCTGCATGGTTTGAAACGGGTGAAGGTGCGCCAGACTTTAGGCCATCACAGCATATCCACTACTCGAAAAGTGATTTAGACTATACCCTTGACGTTAATCAGGTTTTCAACAACCTATACGCAGGTGACAAAGATGGCGGTAAGCGGAAGTAAAGATTTTGAATTAGACGTAGCAGACTACGTTGAAGAAGCCTTTGAGCGTTGTGGTTTAGAGCTTCGCACTGGCTATGATTTGAAGTCTGCAAATCGCTCGCTGAATTTAATGCTGAGTGAGTGGGCTAACCGTGGTTTAAACCAGTGGACGATTAATCAAAAAGTTTTGCCGATGGTCAAAGACTCAACCTCTTATACCATTGACGCAACCACCCCGACTGCAACTATTGACGTGCTTGATGTTTTCATCAGAGAAACAATTGGCGGAGTTTCTACTGACGTGCCTTTGAGCCGAATGTCTCGCAGCGAGTACGCGAACCTTTCCACAAAGACAACGACTGGCAAACCAAATCAATACTTAATCGACAAGCAGATTAGCCCGACCATCACCGTTTGGCCTGCACCAGATCAAAGCTCCAAGTACGAGCTGTATCTAAACGTCTTGAGTCGCATGGATGACGCAGACGCTGGGGCAAACACTTTGCAGATCCCTTTTCGGTTTTACCCATGCTTGGCTGCTGGCCTTGCGTATTATCTGGCACTCAAGCGAGCGCCTGATAAAGTATCTATGCTCAAGCAGTTGTACGAAGAAGAGTTTGAAAGGGCGCTAAGCCAAGACCAAGACAGGGTTTCGTTTAGAATTGCACCTGATCTGCGCGGATACAACTTAGGGTAATGGCTTTTGCATCAAACCATCGGGCGTATGGGATCTGTGACATCACAGGATTTCGCTATCGCCTAAAAGACATGAAGATGACGTGGGACGGTTTGCTTGTTGGGCCTGACCAGTGGTCGCCAAAGCACCCGCAACTTATGCCTAAGCCAAGCCCTGTAGATCCAGAGGCTTTGCAGATCTCTAGGCCAGACCAAGCAGCAGGCGGTAACGACAATAATTTTTTCAGTGTTTACACGAACACTGGCCTTGGTAAATTAGGCACAACTTTGCAAACTTTTGGACTTTCAGTTAATGTAGGCGCTGTGGAGGTAACCACGTCATGAGTTTTACTCTTTCAACTTTGAAGACGGCGGTGCAAGATTATTTGCAGGTGTCAGAGACAGCGTTTACTAGCCAGTTGGATACATTTATCCAAGAGGCTGAGAGTCGTATCTTTAAGTCTGTGCAGCTCCCTGAGCAGCGCAAGAACGTAACTGGAGCGGCGTCTTCGGGTAATCGGTTTTTGGCAACGCCAACTGATTTTTACGCTCCGTTTTCATTGGCAGTAATTGATAGCGACAATAAATACACTTATTTGGATTTTAAACATCCGTCTTTTTTGAAGGAGTACAGCCCAACATCGACAACGACTGGCAAGCCAAAGTATTACAGTTTGTTTGACCAGTCGGCGTTTGAGATGGCCCCTGTACCAAATTCAAATTATACGGTTGAGTTGCACTACCTATTCAAGCCAGCGTCACTGACTGCTGGCGCGGATAGCGGTACAACATTGTTATCAACAGACCACCCTGACCCGCTGCTTTACGGCACATTGGTCGAGGGCGCTATTTTCTTGAAAGAAACTCCTGACGTGATTGCTCAATTTGAAGCACGGTTTAAGGAAGCTATGGCTCGGATGAAGAATCTGAGTGAAGGCCGAAATACCCGTGACGAATTCAGATATGACTTATTGCGTACAGGGGTAACTTAATTGGAAAAAATAAAAGAGCTTAAAGGTAAGAAAATAGCAATTATTGGTCTGGGAGCTTCTCAGATCGACTACGTTATTGGCGTTGAAAACAGTATGCAGTGGGACGAGGTGTGGTGTATTAACTCCGCTATCTCGGTGTTTGACTGCGATAGAGCCTTCATTCTTGACCCAATGGAGCGGTTTCTTGATTCGGATGACGCTGGCGCTCAAACAGACGTTATGCGTAGAGTTCTCCCCACCTTTGATAAACCAATCTATTCCTGCGGCTTAGATGAGCGCGTTCCTGCGGTTGTCGAATATCCTTTGCATGAGGTAATGCAGGAGTTCAAGACCGCCTACTTCAACACTACTGTCGCCTTCACAGTCGCCTTTGCTTTGTGGTCTGAGGTCGATCAAATAGACCTTTTTGGCATTGATTTCTCTTACCGAAACAACCTGCACTTTGCTGAAGCTGGCAGGGCTTGTGTTGAGTTCTGGCTGTCCAAGTGCATCAGTGCAGGCATCAAGGTAGGCGTATCTCCAAGGTCATCTTTGCTTGACTACAATGTGGAGCCACATGAGCGGCTTTACGGTTACCACAGGCTAGAAGATCCGCTTGTCGCGCTGTCATCAGAAGACGATGAGTGGCTCATCTGCCCTCGCTCGCAAACCGAAGAGATGATCAAAAAATACAATATAAAGATGGCTGAGTTGCCCCGCGCTCCAGAGCCATATAAGGGCTAGATATGTCAGGTAACGGAACTTTTGAAATCGGCAACGTGATGGTTTCAACAACAAACAACAAGGGCCATGACCCTGAGTTTTGGGCTGAGCAGATCACAAACAAGATTGTATCGGTGTCAGCCAATGCAGAACCGCACGTCAGACAGCAAGCCTTGGCTTTCCGATCCTTCATTTATGAAGTAATATTGGCGGGAACTAAGAGTGCAATTGCTTCAGATCGCGTTACAATACGGGGAATGTTAAGCGCACAAGGCCATGAGGACATGGCTAATATTATTAAGGAGCTTTGATATGGCTATTACCTCGGCGGTTTGCTCATCCTTCAAACAAGAAGTTCTTGTTGGTACTCACAACTTCACTGCTACCTCTGGTAACAGCTTTAAGCTTGCGCTGTACACTTCAAGCGCAACATTAGGCGCGGCTACAACTGCGTTTACAACTACAGGCCAAGCAAGTGGCACAAACTACACCTCTGGTGGTAATGCGCTAACAAATGTTACCCCAGTATTGAGTGGCACCACCGCAGTATGCGATTTTGCCGACCTTACGTTTGGCACGGCAACAGTCACTGCCCGTGGCTGCATGATCTATAATGACACCAACTCTGACAAGGCTGTTTGTGCAATAGACTTTGGTGGTGACAAGACCTCCACCGCTGGCGATTTTACGGTGGTTTTCCCATCACCAACCGCCACTGGCGCAATCATACGGTTGGCATAGATGTCTAATGGCACTATCAAAAGTAGAATTTCAGCCGGGAATCAATAAAGAAGAAACCGACTACGCCGCATCGGGCGGTTGGGTTGACGGAAACTTAATAAGATTCAGAAAAGGCCGCGCAGAAAAAATGGGCGGCTGGTTTAAGAGAGGTGGCAATACCTTTCTAGGCATAGGTCGCGCCCTACATAGCTGGATCTCTCTAGCGGCAACCAAATACCTTGGTGTTGGCACCACAGTAAAATACTACATCGAAGATGGTGACGTTTATTATGACATCACGCCTATCCGTAAAACCTCTACCAACAGCATAACTTTTTCAGCCAGCAATGGTTCTTCAACAGTAACCGTGACTGACTCAAGTCATGGCGCGGTAAATAACGATTTTGTAACGATTTCTGGAGCGGTTTCGCTCGGCGGATTAGTAACTGCCGATGTGCTGAACCAAGAATACGAGATTGACTTAGTTCTAACCACGAACACTTACACGATCACTGCAAAGGACACTGCTGGCGCTACAGTCACTGCCAACAGCAGCGATACAGGCAATGGTGGTTCTGGTGTAGACGGCTCCTATCAAATAAATGTTGGATTAGACACCTACGTTCAAGGAACAGGTTGGGGCGTTGGAACTTGGGGTGCAGGCACGTTTGGTAGCGCGAGTTCTATTAGCTCAGTAAACCAGCTACGTTTATGGACGCATGACAACTTTGGTGAGAACCTGATCATTAACCCTCGCGGCGCGGGTATCTATCGTTGGGTGGAAAACAACGGAACCAGTGTTAGGGCTGTTCTTTTGTCTGGCGTATCTGGCGCTAACCTAGTGCCTACCGTTGGCTTGCAGGTAATCACCAGCGAAACCGATAGGCACCTTATCGTGCTTGGTGCAGATCCAATATCAGGAAGCTCCAGAACGGGCGTTATCGACCCTATGCTTGTGGCGTTTAGTACATCTGAAGATGATCTTCAATTTGAACCTTTAGCGACCAACAGTGCTGGCTCTGTAAGGTTGTCTAGCGGTTCATTTATTGTTGGTGGCATTAAGTCTCGACAGGAAATATTAATCTGGACTGATACCAGTTTGTACTCAATGAACTTTATCGGGCCACCGCTCACCTTTGCTTTGAACCTCGTTAACGAAGGCGCGGGTATGATTGGGCCTAAATCCGCAGCTAACGCGCCTAACGGCGTTTATTTTGCGAGCAAAACTGGGTTTTATTTCTACAACGGGTCAGTCCAAAAGCTACCATGCACAGTTCAAGAATACGTCTTTGAAGACTTAGACCTTGGGCAAGCGTTTAAATGTCATATGGGCATAAACTCCGAGTTTAGCGAGATGTGGTTTTTCTACCCAAGCCTTACAGACGGCACTGGCGAAATTTCTAGGTACGTTATTTACAACTACGAAGAAAACCACTGGAGCATTGGCAGCTTGGTTCGATATTCGTGGATGGATGCTGGCATCGAGGATCAACCCGTTGCATCGGTGACAACCAGCTCTGGCAACTGTTTGTTTGATCACGAAACGGGCTTTGATGATTATAACGACCCTATGTCGAACGTGTTTATTGAGTCGGCTGACCTTGACATTTCTGATGGCGAAAACTTTGCCTTTGTCAAAAGAGTCATACCTGACGTGGCTTTTATTAAACAAGCGGGTGTATCAACCTCTCCTGCCATGAACATTGTGCTCAAGCGCAGAGACTTTCCCGGTCAGTCATTAACCACCGACTCAACGACTCAGGTAACCGAAACCAGTACAATCAACAGTCTGCGTAGCCGTGCTAGGCAAGTGGTGTTGCGGTTTGAGTCGGATGATGACAACGCCAGCGGCAACCAGTTGGGTTACAAGTGGCGGGTTGGCTCTACAAGGCTAGACCTGCAACAAAGTGGTAGACGATAAGTGAGTCGCTTGCTTGAGACAAGATTGCCTCTGGCAACTGGAGAAAAGATAGACTCAGGCACGTTTAATCGGTTGATCCGAGTGCTGGAGTTAAACCTTGGCGCTGTGGATATAACGATTTCTCCGCACTTTAACGCTGACCAAATCAGCGAGCTTCAATTTGCAACGGGTAGCATTATCTTTAATACTACCACTGAGATACATCAAGCCTTTGATGGCACTAGATTTAGAGATTTGTATAGCCATCAAACCTATCCAACGGGCGTGGGAATAACGTCAGCCGTTGGTTCAGTAACCGTGAGTACACCGTAATGGATCAAATGCTTCAGAACAGAATTCAGAATCTCATAGGCGAAGAGATGCCTATGCCTCAACAGTATGCTGAAGGTGGTGGCGTTGAACCCGGCCCTGTTTCTCAGTTTGAACTAGACTCCGTCGAAGGTTTAGATAACGAAGAAACCATGATGTCTTTGGAGCAAGCTGCGAGTGACCCATCTAATCCAAACGCAGATTTAGAAGAAGCCTTAAGCCAGCTTATGATGGCTAGAGATCAATCTACCGATGAGGATGAGGTCGCTTACATTGACGGATTAATGAATGCTGCCGAAGTTGGCTCTAACGCTCCAATGGCTGACCTAGCTATGGAGCTATCTCAAGCTGGTCGTGGTGGTGACGTTACTTTAGCGCATTTAAGGCCGGGAGAAATTGTTCTTCCGCCTGAGACTATGGATGACCCAGAGTTTGAGTTTATGGTTGAGCGCAGGTTTGAGGAGATAGGCTTAGATCCACGGGCGGCTGTAGTTGGCGCGGGTATCGCAAGTTTAAACCCAATTACTGGCTTAGAAGAATTTGGTTGGTTTAGTAAGACATGGAAAAGTGTTAAGAAAGTTGCCAAGAAGGTAATTGAGCCTGTGGCAAAGGTTGCTCAGTTTATCCCCGGCCCTTGGCAGGTTCCAGCGGCCTTATATACCAAAGCGATGACGGCCTACAACGTAGCTAAAGGTCGAGCAAGCCCTCTGGCGCTGGCAAGCCTTATGTCTCCACTACCCGGCGGTAATGCGGCAGGAAGCGCGGCGGGAGCGGCAAGTAGTGCAGCCTCAAGTGGAGGGATCAGTAACCTGCTATCTAAAGCTGGCGACTTTGTGTTTGAAGGCGCAACACCGGGCAATTTGTTTACAAATACGGCTGGAGCAATAGGCAAGGGAATAGGGTCTATTGGCGACTTTGTGTTTGAAGGCGCAACACCGGGCAACTTGTTTACAAATACGGCTGGAGCAATAGGTAAAGTTGGAGATTACGTCTTTGAAGGCGATACTGCTGGCAACCTTTTCACCAACCTAAGAAAAGATGTTTTCGGCACCTACACTGATGCTCAGGCCAGTGCAGAATTAAGCAAAATGGCTGGAGCTGGAGATATTAGCGAAGAGATGATTAGTGGGCTTATGGAGCAGGGGCTATCGCCGCAGCAAGTTCTAAAATCTGTTTCTGGCGTGACTGACCCGTTTATGACTGCGGGAACCACTATGTCCGCTGCGGACACAGCCGCGTCTTTGGGTTTACCAAAAGGAGTTATGGCGCTCCTTGATAGCGGCAATAACGCAGAAGCTGAAGCTCTTTACAATAAAATGGCTGCGGCGGGTCAAGTTGATCCAAGGCAATTGGCTAACGCATCTGGCGGCGGGTTAAATCTGCCTAAAATACTTGGTGGTGGTGGCAAAAAGGGACAAAGCACCCTTGGCTTAATAGAAGACTTTTTGAAAGGCAAAACATCTGACCCTGTACGGCAGGGCGATATGCTTGGAAGCATTTTTGGCGGCAAAGGCGGCACAGGCATGGGGCTTGGCGGTCTTGGCAGTCTTGGCGTTCTTGGCGCAGCAGGTCTACTTGGCAAGCTTGCATACGATGAAGCTAAAAATCGAAAGGGCGTAGCCCTAACCCCGCTTACTCAAGAGGGTTCCACGGGCCGATATAACATTGAAGCTGAGATTGCTCGACGTACTGGTCAGCCAGCGCCAAACCCAGTTGAGTTTGGTTTGTTACCAACAGGTACAATACCCACGCTAAGCGGTGGTAGAAAAACACCAATAAACGCTCGGCAAGGTGGCGCTATCATGTCAGCCAGATACGGAAGCCCAGTTATGCCTATGGCTTACAAGAAAGGCGGTAACGTAGCTGTAGAAGACTTTAAACGTAAGAATGGCGGTATTGCAGGCGAGGGGACTGAAACCAGTGATGACGTACCAGCCATGCTTTCTGATGGCGAGTTTGTCATGACAGGTCAGGCAGTAAGAGGCGCAGGCGCTTTTGATCTTGCACAAGGTGATGGCGGAATCATTACACTGACACCAAATGGCGGTGAAAGCCGTGATGGTGGTACAGCTTTGATGTATGAAATGATGGATCTGTTTGCCGAGTTTGCAGACAAGCCTAAGTCAAAGAGGAAGAAAGCAGCATGAGTATATTAACTCCAGCGCAATTGGCGCGAGTCCGTGGGTTTTCGCAGGGCGGTGATGCTACTCAAGCATACGTTCCAGAGGTCACAAAAACAGAAACTAGGCTTGACCCTATCACTCAGCAGATGCTGTTTGGTTTGGACGGGCAAGGCGGATTTATACCCGGCGCGTTTCGTGCGGCGGAGCGTACCTTCTTTGACGACCAAGGTCGCCCAATTGTTATACCTACAGAAATTGCAGGTATGTCACCTGATCAGATCAGGGCTATGGAGCTTGCGCGGTCAAACGTGGGTGTGCAACAACCATTTATAGATGAAGCCATGCGCCGTGGTCAGCAGGGAATCGAAAGCTTGCGTAGCGGTTTCGGAAACCAAGAATTGGCTCAGCAACAAGGCTTAGAAGCCGTGAGAGAAGGTTCGCGCTTTGCGCTTGACCAAAGAGATCGGGCGCTTATGGACTCCCTTGGCGGAGTTAGAGAGGGTCGTGGTCAAGCATTGTCGGCTGAAAGAGGGCTGCGTACAGGACTGAGCGAATCTGAAGATTTGTTGCGTGGAACTACAGGTGAGCTGGACATTGGAGCAGCCACAGCGAAATATCAAAACCCTTACGAAGATCAAGTTGTCCAACAGATGATCCAAGACGCTACAAAGGGCTTGGCTAAGCAGGACATGGCTCAATATGCGCGTGACATATCATCTGGTGGCGAGTCTGCATTTGGCTCCAGAGCGCGTTTAAGCGCGGCTGAGAGAGCCGAAGCAATGGGTAAAGGTTTGGCGCAAGGCGTTGGCGCATTGCGCTCACAAGGCTTCCAACAAGCTCAGCAGACGGCTATTAGCGAAGACGAAAGGCAGAGACAAGCCGCAAGAGCTGCATCTTCTGGACTAGCTGGTTCAGCGCAGCAACGATTTTCTGCTGGCACTGGGCTGGGTCAAGCGTTATCTGGATATGGCGCTCAAAGCGCGGCAGCAAGAGGTGCGGCAGGCCAGCAAGGTATGGGCGTAGCAGGCGCTCTAGCAGGTCAATACGGCTCAATAGGTCAACAGCAAGCTCAGGCAGGGCAGCAGCTAGGCGCGGCTCAGACGGGCTATGGAAGCTTCCTCGGCGGTCTTGGTAGTCAGGCTCAGCAGGCTGGCATGGCTGATGTAAACACATTACAAGGCATGGGTAGCTTTGCTCAGCAACAAAGACAGCGAGAGCTAGATGCTCAACGTGCTGGCTTACTGCAAGCTCAACAAGCGCCATTGGCTCAGTATCAAGCATTGATGCCGTTTGTTGGCATGGCTCCAGCAGGTCAGACGCAGTTCCAAACACGGTTTGCACCTCAACCGTCTGCGCTACAGGCGGGTGTTGGTACAGGTTTAGCGACACTAGGTGCGTTGGGTAACTTCTACGGTCAGCCACAGCAATACGCCACAAATCAACGGGCTACGCCTAACTTCAGTATTGCGCGTCAGCCTTCTTTGGGGGGTAATACATAGATGGCTATATCAAGAGCGCAGTTAGAGCAACAGATTCAGAACCTATCGGGTGGTGGTGAGGCAGAGCTAAAAGCTCCATTGCCGTCTATTGACCCAAGCGTACAAGCTGCATTAGATGTTGATCTTAGTAAAAATAGAGAAAAATTTGGGATGCCTTCGCAGCAGCAGGAGAT